TTACCAGTAGCATGGAATTGACACGGCACCCCATCAGCGGAGCGGAGTGTCGCCTTGATTTTCATTACCGGAATTGGGCTTGGGTAGTTCGTTAATTCCTCAAAGAACACGTCTGTGTAGGAATGTCCCTGATATTTTTCGGCATCTGCGTCCCGCTCCAGGGAACGGAAACGTATTGTTGCCCCATTTGGAAATGTCCAGAGTTTCTTCCACTCCGAGTATTCTGCTCCTACAGCGGTATAAATCTCTTTCGATCTATCGACCGCCGCATCAAGTTGAGGCACTTCCCTGCGGAAGAATATCCCTCGGGTCTTTGCACCATACTTTGCTGCCTTCAGACCAAACTTGCCCAGCATCCCATCAGTTTTTCCCCCACCGCGACTTCCACCATAGAATATTTCTTCAACAGGACAACGTACTAATGCGGCTTGCGGCCCTGGCTGTGGTCCCCAAGAGATTCTTCTAGCCATTCCTCATCCGATAAATCCGGCCCTTCTACAAATACCGCGAACTGACGCTGTTCGAGAACCTGGGTTTCCTTCCAGCCGAGTCTCGTCTTGCACCAGAATATCTGTGCAGCGACATTTCCATTAATGGCATTCTGGTATAAGGATAAAGCAACCCTTGCATCCGCTTTGGACTTACTGAGCTCTAGTTCATCCGCATAATGCTTTGCCAGAGTGCCTCGGTCAATCCCGATCACCCGCGCTATTACTTCCTGTGGCGTTCCAATAGTCGCAAGCATCTGCACTTGTTCTTTTGTCGTGTCAGTTGGCTTGTGCATTAACTTGCTCTCCTACTGTTCTAAGTTTCATTCCGTATTCGTTAATATCTTCTGATATCGTAATATCGGGTTTTCTATACAATTTATTATTTTTAAAGGGCTTATAGTCTACGTAATGATGACAACGACCAAACCTCCAGGTTAATCGTGATACATCGGGGTGCATAGCAACTTGCATACGAGACTTCGGATAGGTTCCCTCTTTCGCATAAAATTCTTTTGTATTGCCTCCCTTAATATGCTGTGTAGGCATTTTTTCTTGTAGAAAGGCATTGAATTGGATTGTTGTCCACTTATCCTTTAACATTCTAAGTGATAAATCCGTATCCTCATTATATCGTCCACGCCAACGATAAGGGAGATCATTGCGAATAAAATTACACGAATAGATACGAGTATTTAATATAAATGGTGGATATGTATTTTTTTTTCTAGGAATAAACATAAAATAATTAGGGCCGGCCATAGCTACATTCGTATAACGATTTACAAAATCCTCCATCGCCTTAAATATAGACCCGGTTTTAACTGTTATTTGTATATTTTTATTAAACCGCACAAAACGTCTAATATTATCATCCATAACCCAATGCCATCCCGCTCCCTTTGAAATAGCATGGTCCCATACAAAATTCCGCGCCGCTCCTGGCCCCTTGCTTTTAGTATCTCCAAGAGTATCAAACGTATCATAATCTCTTTGATAAGCCTTATCTAAAACTAGAATCTTATCTTTATCAATTACCGCTACATACTGTGGATATTCTTGCTCCTCTATTACTATGTGATAAGGAACTTTCATCGACTCAAGAGCCTTACTTGTAAGACGACTATCTGCTCTACCTTTTGACACAATATATAAAGGATACTTAGGATTCATCGGCATAGATTTTATCTGCCTGAATTTCCTTTGTATTATCAGGAAACCATATCATCTTTGTTTTATCAGTAATATTAGCAAACTTTGATATAAATTTCGTAAACTGATCGACCGCTATTTGGTCCGTAAAATGTATAATAAGCGAACGATAGGCAGTTTTATCTTCATGTATATATTCAGGCATTCCCTCCCATTCTTTGCTAGCATCAACTGGAAACTCTGATACCGATAAAATGCTTGTAACCTGTGCATCGTTAAATCCAATAACAGAAATATCCAAATCTATTTCCTGAAGCTGACTAAGCTCTAATCCTAATAACTCTAAATCCCAATCTGAATTTAACGCCAGTTGGTTGTCTGCCAGCCGGTAGGCTTTAACCTGTTCCGGCGTTAAGTGTTCAATACTTATTGTTGGTATGGTTTTGAGGCCAAGGGTCTGAGCAGCCATAACCCGCCCATGCCCTGCAATAAGAACACCTTTTTCATCAACTAGACATGGCGCACAAAATCCAAACTCTTTTATTGAGTCCGCGATCTGTGCGACTTGTTTGTCGTTGTGCGTTCGAGCGTTCTCGGGATACGCCTTCAGGCTATTAACGTCGACCTGTTTTAGTTCCATGTCTTTTTATAGTGCTGGCTTTTTAGATTTGTAACCGCTGGAGTACACAGCTTTGGCCTGTTGCATGGCACCCTTCTTTGTTGAATAAATTTTCCCCGATTTTCCCCATTTCCAGCCACCTGTCACTTTTCGTACCGGCATAGCCTTCTAACCCTTTGTTTTGTTTGGCCTAATTAGCTATATACTTATTTGCCCGTTTTGGGCTATAATCTCTGTATTGAAACGGGCATCGGCCCATCAACCCAAGGGGAGATTTCCTGATGAATAAGAAGACTATACCAGAATACGGCGAGATCGCTTGCAACGCTTTCTTAGCTGGCCGGTCAATTATTAGCGCCATCAAAGAATATGCCAGGGACAACAATGACCCTGCACCTACTGATGCGCAACTTGAAGCAGTGTTTGATTACCTGCTCGTAGAGTTTCCCACTAACAACATAACTCGGGGAGACAAATAATGAAACCTACACCACTCACAATATGGATAGATCATTTAGAGGAAGAAATTCCGACAAAATTAGCCTTATGTGATACTTGCGACGGCAAAGGCAGCCAAGCACTACATGGGATCGCATTGACTCAAGACGACTTAGCCGACTGGTCACAGGATGAAATGGAATCCTATTGCAGCGGCGAATATGACACGCCCTGCGAAACTTGTAGAGGTTCAGGTCGGGTCAGTGTAATCGACGAAGATAGATGCACCCCTAAACAAATTGAAATCTACCGCAAAGAAGAACAGGAACGATGGGCCGATGAAGCCTGTCAGCGGGCAGAACGAATGATGGGAGCGTAAAATGACCTGTCCTATTTGTAATGACGAACGCATGATCCCTGACTCTGATGGTGAGGGTCAGGGCTGGATGAACTGCTTTAGATGTGCCGAGACAATGTGTGGCCCAGACCTGAGAGGTTATTTAACCGGGCTGGGTATTAGTCTCCACGTCTTCGCTGATATGGCAAATGTTCGAGGACGTACTGTCCGACGTTGGATTGATGACTCCCATCCTGTGCCGCATGACGTGCATGTGATGGTTCTGGAAATAGAGCGACTGGTTTGTGCATACGTCTATCAGGTCTGTATCCTGGGCGATGATAGAAGCCATATCACCGCAGATATTCTGGATAGAATGTGGATCAATGAACACACCACTATCTTCCAAGACCTTAAAAACCTGAACCACGGCGTGTTGCTGCCGATGCTTTCTATCATTTATTTCACGATGGAAAGACGGGTCAGAGAGTTCGAGACGGTCTACAACAAGATCAAAAAGGGAGACTGAATGATGGCAAAAAAGACAGAAAGTAAGTTCGACAGTTGGTGGGATGACCACGTAATAGTTATCGGGCCGGACGACGAGACAACCAAAAAACTTGGCGATGCTATAAAGTCCAGCACCAAAAAAGCATTGGTCAAACAGACTGAAGCGGAGGACTGAGTGATGCCGTATGAAGTATTTACCCGCACTTGGTGGACAGAGAATAAAGATTGGCCGAACGGTTTGGAGCCGTGCGTTGGGAAATCGCGCACGATTGCGCGGAACATCCCTACCGAATCCGAAGCGCAAAAAATAGCGCAGGAGTGGAACGCAACCCACGAAGCGGGCCGCTATTCTCTAAAAGCAGAGTTTACCAGCATCCAGAGGGAGACTGAATAATGGAATATCTAATTGAAAAGAATGTTCCGATGCCAGAAAGAAAACTTGGAAGACCGCCGATATATCCATTCAGCACAATGGAAGTTGGTGACAGTGTTTTTATTGCCGACCCTAAAGCGAATGCAGCTAAATCGTCTGCCTGTGGAACAGGGAATAAGCGTAAAGGAAAAAGATTTAGCAGCAGACGT